TAGTATTTCTAATAGATTTATTACAGATAATGGTCAAAGAGACAACTTCTATGACAGAGGTAGAATTATCTTAAGAAGTGGGCAGTCTATCCCAACTACTACAAAAGCATACTATAAGCATTTTAATCATGCTGGATCAGGAAACTTCTTTTCTGTAAACTCGTATCCAAACTCTATTGCCTATGAAAATATCCCCACCCATAGACTACGCAATGGAACTGAAGTTGAACTTAGAAATGTATTAGACTTTAGAAGCAAAAAGCACACTGATGGCACTTTTTATGTTGGTGTTGGTAGTGAGGCGTATGTGCATGAACTCCCATCTAATACTGATATTATTACTGCTGATATTGAGTATTATCAGTCCAGAAAAGATGTATTAGTTGCAACACCTACTTCAATACAGTATCGCACTGGCACTCCAAGTAATAATCCAGTGAAACCACAAATTTCACCTGATACTATGGAACTAGCGAACTTCACTTTCAACCCATATACCGATGATACACAAGATTTAAAATCTCAAACTATTGATAATCGCAGATATACTATGCGAGATATTGGCAATATCGAAAAAAGAATTGATAAATTAGAAGAATCTGTAACACTTAATTTACTAGAACTTGAAACATCTACACTTGAGGTGTTAGATGCTAATGGTAATAATAGATTTAAAAACGGTTTCTTTGCAGATAACTTTAAAAATTTAGTATTCTCTGATATTTTTTCAGAGCAATATTCTGCATCACTTAATATTGATGAAAATTCTATCATGCCATTTGCTGCGCAGAATAACGTTCGTATGAGATACAATAAAACTGGTAGTAGCAATATAGTCCAAAAGGGAGATACTGTTCTTCTAAGTTATAGTGAAGTAAATCTAATTAATCAAAACTTAGCAACAGAAACTGAAAATGTAAATCCATTTGACGTTATTCTTTATAATGGAACTTTAACCATTTCTCCAGAAAGAGATGAATGGAGACGAAATACAGTAGTTGGATCGAGAACCGTCAGTCCTGCTACTCTTAGAACCGAAGAGAGAAGACGACAGCTAGTAGAAAGTCTTATTAGACCAAGCGAATTTAGTTTGTCCGAAGATTTTGGTTTTGAAGATGTTGATGTTGGTGTTGGTGATTTTATTGATAGAACTCAAACAGTATCAACTACAACTATTAGAAGAAATGGTGAAAGAGTTGTCAGAAGAGTAAGAGGACTATTAGGTCAAATTGTAGTTGATTTAACAGTTTTACCATTTATTAGATCAAGAAAAGTATTCTTTAGGGCTGAGGGATTAGCACCTAATAGAGAACATTTCGTGTATTTCGATAAAACTCCTATTTCTGGTTATACTAAAACTGAAACTACATTCCAAACATTTTCAGATAGTGCCATTTTAGATGATCTTACTGATGGTGAGTATACTGATGGGACTACTCATCCTGAAGGGGCTAGTAGTCAACTGGTTACTGATCAGTTTGGTAAAATAACTGGTTCCTTCTTTATCCCTAATAATGATACTTTGCGATTTGATGCTGGTATTAGAAGAGTATCAATTCTTGATATTGACAGAACTGCTGATACATATTCAGAAGCTGCGTCCACTTCTACTGGTGTTGCAAATTACGTTGCTATGGGTCTAGATGTATCCCTTATCAACCTAAGAAGACCGCCTCCACCACCACCACCGCCACCATCACCTGAAGAAGATGATGATCGAGAGGGTGGGGGCAATACCAATGCTGATATTGATGCATGGGTAGCAGGAATTCGAGACAATCCAAATAGAGGTAATGGAGCTAACCTGGCCAAAGAACCTATTGCGCAATCTTTTGATGTTCAAAACCCAAGTGGAGCATTTATAACTAGTATTGAAGTATTCTTTGCTACAAAACCAGACGGCGTAAATGATAATACACCTATTACATTAGAACTTCGTCCTCTAGAGGCTGGTTTCCCGTCCATGAGTGAAGTAGTTCCGGGTGGAACTGTAACTCTAGAACCATTATCAGTGAATGCTCAAGCATTTACCAATACAGTTACTATTGATCAAATTCGGAATTCTCCTACTAAATTTGAATTTGCCGCTCCAGTATATTTACAAGGATACCGTCCATATGCTGTAGTTCTTATTGCTAATACACAAGCATATACCGTTTATGTATCTAAATTGTTAGATTTTGTTGTTAATGATACTGATAGAAGAGTGACAAAACAACCGTCTCTTGGTTCCTTCTTCATGTCTCAGAATGCTGTTACATGGACGCCAGATCAGTTTAGAGATATGATGTTCAAGGTTAATAGAGCAGATTTTGCTAGTTCCGGTACAGCTAAATTTGAAAACAGAGCAGTTCCTACTATTAATCCGGGAATTAATCCAATCTCTACAACTAGTGGTGATAGTGATATTACTATTCTTTTACCTAACTCTGGATTAGTACAGAATGATCCAGTCTTCATTTCTGGACTGGACTCTTCTACCAGATATGGTGGTATTTTAGGTAGCACAATTATTGGTGAACAAACTGTAAAGAAAGTAGATGGTCTTTCATTCCAGATTACTGTTGATTCTGCTGCAACTGAAACCGCTTTAGTGGGCGGTGGCAGTATGACAACAGAAAGAAACATTCTAATGGATGAAATGATTCCAAACATTAATTCTCTCTTACCATCAACACAAACCACTATTAACACAACAGCTGCACTTACAGGTGGCGCTTCGTTGGTTACTGCGAACAATGGCACCAATAATGCATATGCTCAATTTGATTCAGAAAATATTGTTCCATTTAGACTGACTAGATTTGAATCTCCGAGAGTTATTGCATCTTCTAGAATTGAAGCAAAAGAGTTTATTGGTGGATTAGCAGGTAGAAAGTCTGTAACATTTACATCTACACTTTCTAATGGTGGTGATACTTACGTTTCTCCTGTAATTGACTTACAAACGTTATCTGTTTCTACTGTCAACAACTTTATTGATAACCAGACTGCTGATTCTGCAACTGCTGCTGAACCTAATGTTACATTTAATAATCCTATTGATTTTGTAGCAGACAGTGCAGCAAACTCTGGTTCATCTTTGTCAAAGCATATTACTATTCCTATCAATCTTGGTGAACCGGCTGTTGGACTGAAAGTTCTGCTTGCTGCTAACAGACCTAGTGGTTCGTTCTTTGACCTTTACTTTAGAACATTACCAGCTGGTTCTGATACTGATATCGAAACTGTTAAGTTTATCTTGGCAACAGAAGATACCAGTGTTCAAACTGATGATAACAGAGATATCTTCAGACAGTATGAATATACTATCGGTGGAACAACAGGAACATTAACACCGTTCTCTACCTTCCAGTTGAAGATTGTATTCAGGTCACAGAACTCTTCTAGAGTGCCTAGACTTAAAGATTTGAGAGCAATCGCACTGGGAACATAATGAATGAATGATGATTATGTAAAAGTTGAGGGCAGTCCTAATCTTGTAAAAGATAAAATCACAGGGATTGTCCTCAACAATGATAAGAGTGGTCTAGCAGCTGCTAAACGTAGAAAGCAGTTAGTAGAAGAACAAAAAGAAGAAAAGCAACTCATACAGAAGTTAAAATCTGACAATGATGAGTTGAAAGATGAAGTAGCAGAATTGAAAGAACTTGTAAAAAGTTTGATTGATTCTAAAGTATAAATAAATAGAAAATACTTTTTAGAGGAAATCATGGCTCAGCAAAGAGATTTGAAAATTGATCAAGGAACTGATATTACAGTTGAACTACATCTCAAAGAAGAGAATGGCAGTCCTAAAAACTTGTCTGGTCATGTATTAAGAGGTAAGATTAAAAAGAACTATGATACTACTGACAGTGATCAAATTTTTGATTGGATTACTTCTGTAAATTCTCCTGCTACAGCTGGTATTGGGACTATTACATTAACAAGTGCAGTAACAGATACTATGAAATCTGGAAGATATGTTTATGATATTGAACTTGTAAGTGGGGATGCAACCGAAATTGTAGAACGAATTCTAGAAGGAAAAATTAATGTCACTCCTTCTGTCACAAAGTAGGAAGATATAATGGCGACCTATGTAAGTGAATTGAGAAGGAATGCTGATACTAAAAAGGTAAAGATTAGTTATAAAGACGGCACTACTATTGTTGAAAAAATTGTTGTCGGAAAACCTATATCCTTATCTGATGTAAGAGGTAACTTACTTAGAGACTTAAATGATGTTGCTGATAGTGATGGAGTTACTTTAGGTGGAAACACTGTAAACGTAAAAGATGGAAGCCTTCTGGTTTTCAATAAAAGTTCAAATAGATTCGAGACTACTACAACATTAGGACGAACTGACAGGCCGAATCAAGTACAGACCATTAACGGGGGTGAATACTAAATGGCCGTCATTCTTATAAAACGTTCGGATAGCGACGGTAAACCAGCTGACGGCAATCTAGCTCGGGGTGAACTTGCATATGCGTTTGGCACTGGTTCTTCAACTAATGAAGGCCAAAGATTATTCGTAGGTGTACCAAACGGGGGATCAAGTAGAACTGCTATTGTTGGTGGTGAATATTTTACTCAATTCTTAGACCACACTCCCGGCACTCTTACAGCATCTTCTGCTATTATTACAGATGCTAGTAATAAGATCGATCAGTTAAAAGTTGATGTATTAACCTTAGACAGTAATGTAATCTCTACAAGTTCTGACAATCTTGTTTTGAACCCATCTACAGGTATTGTCTCTATTGGCAATCTTGAGTTTGAGTCTAATGAGATTAGAACTACTTCTGCTAATGAAACTCTTATCATCAACCCTTACCCAAGTGCAGACTCTGGTACAGTAATTATTAAAGGTAACCTGAGAGTTGATGGAACTACAACTACTGTAAACTCTACTGAAGTTACTATTAATGATCTTGCTATTGTTCTTGGTGATAGTGCTGGAACAGACAAAGTTGAGTTTGATGGTGCTGGTATTATTGTTTTCGATGCAGATGCAAATGCTGTATTTGGAGCAACTTCCCCAAGCATTACATACGATGGCACTAATGACCGCTGGAACTTTAGTAGAGCTATTAATGTAGACTCTGCTATTATTAATAACGCAACTATTAGTAACATGACGTTTACTGATAGTGCATTATCTCAATTCTTAGACAGTGATGATTTTGTCTTTAGTAGTGGTCAGGCAAGTCTTAAAGCAGAAGCTATTCAAGATGTTGTTGGAGCAATGGTCTCTGCCAATACAGAAACAAATATTACTGTAACATATCAGGATGCTGATGGAACTATTGACTTTGAAGTTCCTACTGCTACTACTGCACAAGTTGGTGTAGCACAATTTGACAGTGACGAATTTAATGTAGTTGCAGGATTTGTTACAATTGATACTGTTGACGGTGGAACCTACTAGTATAAATACATGAAAGTGATGGAACTCATATAGTCTTCATCACTCTAATATAAAAAATTTGAGACTTATATAAGTCGAATGTAGGGTTGGAGACGTAATGTCAACTATTAAGTTACGCCGCAGTGCTGTATCTGGCAACAAACCGAATACATCACAGTTAGATTTAGGCGAAGTTGCTATCAATACACATGATGGCAAAATGTTCTTTAAGAGAGACAAGAACGGTGAACTGTCTATTATTGAACTAGGCGGTGCAGCAGTTGCTGAGAACGTTTTCTATGTTTCTAAAAGCGGTAATGATAGTAATGCTGGAACAAGCATTGACCGTGCATTCCTTACACTCGACAAAGCACTAGCAGTAGCAGCAGAACGCAGAGGTGCTGCTGGACTTGATTCTGATGGTGCAGAAGGTTCTGTATTAGAAAATAAAACTCGCAGAGATTTAGGTCTTTATATTGATGCTGCAAAGTATGATGTAGCACTTGGCACAAAGTTTAACCAAGTATTCCAAGGTAGAGCAGGATCATATACTAAAGGTATTACTGAAGTATTATTCAGTATTGATGCAACCAAAGACCTTGTAAATGACCTTTCTGCCATTAGTGGTGATGCTACTTCTCTTTCTAGATCAGATGCATATTTTGATGAAGTCAAAGACATTATTCAAAATGGCAGAAATAATGCTGATGCCCTAGCAGCTGCACAATATCCTACTCCTACAAATGCTTCTACCTACTATGACTCTTCTCAAACAGAAGATGATGCATCTAGATCAAAAGTTAAACTCTTAAACAATAAAGTCTTTATTTCTGAAGAAGTAAACGAGTTTGTAAAAGCAACCTATAATATTTCCTATGATAGTGCAAAATGTAAAAGAGACATTAGATTTGCTGTAGAAGCACTTGCTTATGATGCAACCTATCTTGGTAATGCTGGTGCCTATGATAATGCTAACTTCTTCTTCCATAATGGCGCACAGATTCCTGCCTACCAAAAGACAGAAACTGCTGCTGCCTATGATAGAATGGCAGTGGTCCTAGAAGGGGTTCTAAAGGACAGTGCGGTGGTGTTGTCTGGTCCGGGGGGGAATTATACCACCTCACAAAATTATACTGGACCTTCTCCTAGACAGTTAAAGATTGATGAACTTTCTGCGTCTACTACTATGATTGGTAATGTAATCAAAAATGGTGTGTCGTCACTACCTGCTTCTAGAATTACGCCTGACTTAGATAGTAGAGTTACCTTTAGTAGTGCTGGTCTTGACTCAGCAGCATTAAAGACTTCGTTTGATGCTATTGCTGCAAACAAGACTACTATTATTAATAATGTTATTGATTTAGTAGATAGTGAATATCCATTATTGTTTGGTATTGGTGACAGATATGTAGATGTTCTAGATGCTCCTGAAATTGCATCTACGATTTACTTGAAGACTGGTGATTATACTATTAACAATCCAGTAGAAGTTCCAAAGAACGTATCTATTATTGGAGACAACCTGAAGAATACTAGTGTTCGTCCTAAGAACAAAACTTCTGATATGTTCTATGTAAATAATAATGGATATATTTCAGACATTACATTTAGAGACCATTTACAGCCAGCTGCTGTTATTGCATGGAATCCAGCAGGAGACTCTGCTTCTAACATTATTGTAAACTCTCCATATATTCGTAACTGCACATCTATTACTGGACCAGACTTATCCAGAAATGATGATGGAACATATGTTTATCCTGATGCTGTTGATGCTACTAAACCAGCACAAGGTGGTGATGGTATTCGTAATGATGGTTCTAAGGTAGGTGGTATTCGTTCTATTGTTGTAGACTCCTTTACACAGATTAACCAAGGTGGTAAGGGTGTATATCTTCTCAACAGAGGATACTGTCAGTTAGTATCAGTCTTTACAGTATATTGTGACGTAGGGTTCTTGGCAGAGAATGGTGGATTTGCTTCTATTACCAACTCTAACAGTTCTTTTGGTAATATTGGATTGAAAGCAACTGGTGTAACTCCAAAGTTATATGAAGCTTCTGTAGATAACAATCAGGACCAGATTGATAATATCATTACACTTAAGAACTTAACCAAGAGACCAAATATCTCTGATGCTATCAAGTTCTCTTCTGATCCACTTTACTATACTGTAGATTCTGCTTCTTATGATTCTGATACTGGATTAGGTTCAATTAAACTTCAGGAATCACCTGATATTAATTTATCAGATAATGACTCTGCTACATTCCACCAAAGAAGTGCATTATCTTCTTCTGGACATACATTCGAGTGGATTGGAACAGGCACAGACGTAAGAACTGCATTCCCGTATCGTGGTGGTGTTCCTAACCAAACAGATGAAGTAGTTCAAGACTCAGACAGAGCTGGACTTTGCTTTGTAACTAGCACAGACCAAAAAGGTGACTTTAGAGTTGGAGAAGACTTCCTTATTCAAAGATCAACCGGAACTATTGAAGGGCAAGCATTTGATAGAAGTCTTTTTGCCCGTGTAACTCCATTCTCACTCGCACTTGAGGACTAAACATGGCTGAACTAAACGTATTCAAAACTATTACAAAGACTATTGACACAAGCAGTCAAACAATCTATGCTGCACCATCAAACTATACTGGTATTGTATTGTCTACACAGATTGCTAATGCGTCGGACTCTGATGCTAACTTGACCTTTACTTATCATGATTCTGCTAGTGCAACAGGTGTTGAACTGCTTTATCAGTTTGATATTCCTGCTAGTGACACAGCAAATGGTTCTGTAGGAAAGTTAGTAATCCAGTCAAATGGTGTGCTTAAAATGGTTTCTGATAAAGATAATAAATTAAAACTAGTAATGGGTATACTGGAATCGCTCAATGGCTAAAAATGATTCAAGACTTCTTAGCGGTCGAGTAAAGACTAAGAGTGGAACTAGTTTAGACACTAGAAGAAGTGACTTCTTAAGTCTTGATAACGCTGAACCTAATTTTGGCAATCCAGATTCTGACCGTTATGTTCTTGCATCTTTAGCTGATGGGACACGTTTATTCCTAAACCTTAATAATGGTTTTATTGTCAATGCAGATAGTGTAAGTGGTGATGAAACAACTTTTTCTATTGATCCTTCTGGATTAGCAAATGCTGTAGGCACTACACTTGCAGATGTTCTTGACGATCTTGACTCGGCAATTACTGATGCTAGGTTATTTGGAACTACTGTAACTGATAATAACTTTGATGGTAATGGAACAGATGCTGACCCATTAAAGTTAGATTCTGACCTAAACGTTTTTAGAGTTAATGCTGATAGTATTAGTTCTTCTAATCTCACAGATAATAGACTCGTTATTACTGGACCAAATGGTCTCCTTGAAGATGATGGCAATCTTACATTTGATGGTGATAAACTTACAGTTGCTCCTAATACTTCTTCTACCAACGCAACTTCTGGATCACTTGTCGTAACAGGTGGTGTAGGTATTAGCGAGAACCTTCATGTTGCTGGTAATATTGAAGTTGTCGGTAACTTTGCAGTATCTGGTCTGACTACTACTGTTGACGTACAGACACTTTCTATTAGCGACCCACTTATTCATTTAGCAGACAGTAATGAAGCTTCTGATGAAGAAGATATTGGTTTTGTAGGACACTATTCTCCTGATGGTGGAACAACAAAACAGCATACTGGTTTCTTTAGAGATGCAACTACTAGTGAATACTATGTATTCGCAACATATCTGGATTCTGGACTTGATTCTTCTCCTAGATCAAACATTATTAATAGAAGTAATCCAAATGGATCATTTAGTCTAGCTGGGTTAAATGCTAAAAAGTTGACAGTTGACAGTGAAGTAAACGCTAACACGTTTGTTGGTAATGGTGCTGGTATTACTAACATTGATGCTGGTAACATTACAACAGGTGATCTTCCATTAGGAACTAGAACATCCGGTAACTATGTTCAATCTGTTACGCACGGTTTTGGTATTGAAGCATTAGGTGCTGCATCTGAAGGCACGCAGCATACTGTTACCGTCGATTCCTCTGCTGTTAAAGGTCTATTTTCTGGTGGTAGTAATATTGATTATAACTCAACTACTGGTCAAATCTCTGTAGCATCTAGTGGAGTTATATCAGGAACCTATGGTGCTGCTAATAAAATTCCTGTAATCAGCGTAGATAGTTTTGGTCAAGTTGATAGTATCGGTCTTGTTACTCCTACTACATCTTTAGGTGACACTGTTGATAGCATGTCATTCAATAGTCTCACTGGTATTATTACACTTACTACTGATGTAGCAGCATTCCCGGTTCAATTAGGTCTTGCACCTTTTGATACAGATAGTTTGTCGGAAGGCACAACCAATCTTTATTACACAAATGCAAGAGTTGACTCTGACATTCTTTCTAAAGTTGACTCAGATTATGTTCGATTTAGAGCAGACTCTGACTATATTAAGTCTGTAACAGGTATTGATGCTGACACACTTGATGGTATTAATTCAACGTCTTTCTTGCGTTCTGATGTTGCAGATATAAAAACAACTGGCAATTTGCGATTTAATGATACTATCAAATTAACTTTTGGTGCTTTTGACGATTTACAACTTTATCATGATGGAACAAGTAGTTTTATTTCTGAGATAGGTACAGGTGACCTTTATATCACTACTAATGGTCAGGAAGTACTGATCAAAGACTCAGAAAATGGTAAACTATCAGCAGAGTTTATTCCAGATGCTGAAGTTGACCTTTATTACAACAATAGTAAAAAGTTTAATACTACCAATACAGGTGTAACTGTAACAGGTATTATTGCAGCTGATTCTGGAACTCTTAATAGCAATAGAATTCTTACTACTGCGGATGAAGGTTCTGGGAACGGTCTAGATGCTGATACCTTAGATGGTTTACAGAGTATACAGTTCCTACGTTCTGACCAAGATGATAGTATGGCAGGAACTTTGTTTATTGATGATAGTCTTTCTGCCAATAATATCACTAGAAGAAATACTACAGTAACAGCTGGAACATACGGTTCTGGTTCTGCTATTCCTGTAATTACTGTAGATGGTTCTGGTTTTGTTGACAGTGCAGGAACAATTACAGTTGCAACTGTATTGAATACAGTAGCAGAGACTGGAACAGGTTCAATAAACCTTCTGGACTCTTCTTTAGAAATTGCATCTGGGGTTGGTATTGATACTATTGCTTCAGGTAATACTGTTACTGTAGAGATTGATTCTGCTGATCTTTTTGCATATTTCAACCACGATAGTTTCTCTGGTTTTATTGCCGATGAACACATAGCACACTCTAGTATTGATATTGAGGCTGGTAACGGTCTGATTGGTGGTGGTAATATTGCCTCCAGTAGAACATTAAATGTTGTCGGTGGTGATGGTATCACTGCTAATGCAGATAATATTGCAGTTACTGTTGATGATGCTACTATTGAAATTAATGGTAGTAGTCAAGTTGGAGTAAAAAATGGTGGTATTACTAATACTAAATTAGCAAACAGTTCTTTAACTGTAGGTTCTACTAATATTGCACTTGGTGCAACTTCTACCAAACTTGATGGTCTTACTCAGCTTGATGTAGATAATATTCGTATTGATGGTAATACTATCAGCAGTACTTCTTCTGGAAATATGTTCATTGATCCACATCCTCAAGACAGTGCTGGAACATTGGTTATCTTGGGTGACCTTCAAGTTAATGGCACAACTACTACGATTAACTCTGTAGATCTTACGATCCGAGATAGAAATATTATACTTGCGGACTCTGCCACAAATAACACTCAAGCAGATGGCGCTGGAATTACAGTAGGAACATATGGATCAAGTCCTGCAATCACATATGATGCTAACACTAATAGATGGGATTTTAATAGATCTATTGAAGTTGATAGTGTTTATGCAAATCTTGTAGGTAATGTAACTTCATCCGGAACAAGTACATTTAGCACTGTAGATATTAATGGCGGCACGATTGATGGTGCTACTATTGCTACGTCTGACATTACAGTAGGTACTGGTAAAACTTTAGATGTATCTGCTGGAACGCTGACTCTTGCCGACAATCAAATCTCAGGTGATAAGATTGAAGGTGGAACAATTGGTAATGTTACTGTCACAAATCTAACTTCTGGTAATGTTGATATTAATGGTGGATTTATTGATGGTACTGCAATCGGTCATACTACAGCAGACTCTGCTACATTTACCAATCTGACTGCGAATAATCTTACTATTGATACTGATACGCTCTTTGTAGATGCTGCAAACAACAGGGTTGGTATTGGCACTACTTCTCCTGCTGCTACACTAGATGTTAATGGTCATATGGCAATTGATACTAATAGTGGGCAAATATCAGATGGAAATCAAGCTGCCATTGCAACATTTACTGCTGCTACTTTCTCTGGTGCTAAGTTAGTAGTTACTGCTAAGGATGGGTCTAACAGATATATTAGTGAACTTCTTATTACACATAATGGAACTACAGCTGTGGCAACAGAATATGGTCAGGTAGCAACTAGTTCAGCGTTAGCAACCTATGACGTAGATATTAATGGTGGAAATGTAAGATTATTAGCAACTCCAGCATCAACTAATGCAACTACATTTAAAGTTATGAAATTATTATTGATTGATTAATTTGTATAAATAAAGATATAATCGAATATGTGCCTATTGGGGAGAGTGAACCTTGGCGAATGATCAGGACTTTAAAGTCAAAAATGGCTTACAAGTCGGCGGAACTATTATAGGTAATGGTTCTGGCATTACAAGAATTAAAGCATCTATGGATTCGTCCAATGGCGCACCTAGTGTTTCTGCTGGTGCTGACTCAGGTGAACTATTCTTTGATACTTCCCAAAATAGATTAGAGATTTGGAACGGAACAGAGTTTCTTCCTGCTATTGAAGAATTAGATGCATTTGCTATTGTGCAGCCTGGACAGTTTGCAGTAGGAACAGGAACATCTACATATTCTCCACAATCTACAATTACTATTAAAAGATTAGATGCTACATTAGGAGCAGCAGGTAACGGTGATATTGTTTTTGAGATAAATAAAAATGGAACACCATTAGAAACATTTACAATTCCTACAGGGCAGACAACATTTTCTTCAGCGTTTACTACTGCAACTTCAGTAACTTCTAGTGATACTATTAGAATGGATATTAACAATATCAATAGTAGCACTACTCATCAAGATTTAACAGTAGAAATATTCTACTCAACATAATAATAATAAAAGGTTAGAAATAATGTCAATTTTATCCTCCACCTTTAACTTAAGTAATAACGTGAAGTATATCAATGCTAAAATTGATACTACTCCGTCAGGTGGTGGCGCTCTAACTGGAACTGCCACCCTTCAAGATAAAAAAGATTTGATGCACATCATTCAGAGAGCAATTTCTACTGAAATTGATGACACTGCATCTAATCCTAAAAAAAGACCCCTTGGATGGGAACGTTTTGACGGTATCTATGGTGGTTCTAAAAATGTAGGAACCTCTGCGGATATTATTGCTGATCCAGCTGGGTATAACGATAGTGCAGTTTATGGGTTCTTAAGAGCAAGATGTTATGACTATGGAACTTCACCAAGAACTTCAGGTGATTCTAATGAAAACTACAAATATCTGAGACTTAAACTCTTTGAACGAGATGAGAAAACTCTTTTAGATAATGAATTTGATGATACTGCTAGAGACCCAAGATATATATCTTCTGACAATGTTTTGGTAATGAGATGGGATATGTTCTCTGACTGGAATTCTAACATATTAGGTAATATGTTAGATTCAACAGGTGCCTTTGCCGATTCTGATGCAATTAATGGTGGTATTAACATGGCAGATGCTGATGGATATGGTAAGACAGACGGTTCTTTGGCATATGAAGCACAATCTGATATTTGGAATGCTACTCGCTTTGGCGGCAATACTGGTAAGCTTAACAAATTAGTAAACACAAGCAACAACACTACTAAAGCATCTGGCAACTCGCCTATTATTGCTTCAACTGAGTCTGCAAATGGGGTTCTTCCTAGAGGAAACGCTATGCTGTATGATATCTACTATGATAGATATGCACAGACAGGATTTGGACATAAAGACCTAAGTTATAAAAATCAGTTTAACGAACTTACATTCAGCATTGACGGAAACTTTACACTTTGGATGTTTGGTGATGGTGATAATGTCAGCACTAATAAAGACTCTTCACATGGAACAGATAACTTTAGAGGTGTAGACTCTGAAGGTGCGCAGGCTCGATATCTTGCTATGTTTGTAAATCAGGCACAAGATCAAGACCCTGAATTAAACTCTCCTTATAATACAGTAATGATGGTATCTGAATATAAGAAAGAGTTTGGAGAAGCTGCTCCTACAGATGAATTTATTCATAATGGTGTTAAGTTTAATGCTCATAGTTTGCTGATGAATAATGGTATGGCAACACCAAACTCGTTTAATTCAGCTGACTTTTATGTCTTGGGGGTCGGGGGCAACAGCCAAGGGGGGACTATTGACCACCTGTCATCAAACACACAAGGGACGCATAGGTCTTCAACTGTAATGCAGCATGGAACAACATATAGAAATGCAGATGGCACGATTGCTACTAGTAATGCACTCACTAACTTTACATCTTTTATAAGCCGTGCTGACTTCAACTCCACCAATACTAACGTAAATATGAATAATACTGGCGGCAACACCGGCTCCCGTGGCGACGCTGGATTTTACCATGATTTCGAACAAAACAATGAATATGGAGAAAAAGGTGATGGTGCTAGTTTATTAGATTTGGGTCATACTGTTACAGATGTTGTAGACGGGTCTCGTCCTAGAATTGAGATTTCTGGAAATATTATGATGGGACCAAGTAGTTCTACTCATAATACATCACTGGCATCTGCGGGTGCTGCTTCTAACTCATCCCATTCTAATGTTAGAGACAAAAACTTAGGTAACTTCATAGTAAGAACTTTCAGCGGCGATACAGAAACTGAAAATGTTTCAAAGAATAATACTTATGGTGGATCAACTTATGCTGGATGGAATACTGCAACAAATGGAGCAGTTGCAATTGGTTCTGGTGCAGAATTAGGTCAAGAACTTCACTGGTATGGTGCAGACGGTGCGCAGTTTATGCTTACTGAATATCCAACTAGAGTTTTAGGAACTGGATCAACTCCTAGAGGTTCTGGTAATACAGATCAACGTAAATTAGAAACTGCTGAGTCTATTAATAAGTTTGATGCATATGGAACTCCACAATCAGGTAGACAGTATCTTTCTTCTACAAGACTTCATATGGGTTGGATGGGATATGTAGGGCATCTTAATGCGCAAACCTGTTATTCTTTGAATGAAGCATTCTATGGTTCTAGACATGGTATGTTTGGAGATAACAAAGGTCTTCAACCTATTGGTTCTTTGTCAGAACATATTCCCGGAAAATCTGATATTCATAAGATAGTATCTTATGGTCCGGGTATTCCTATGGTAGCAAATATGCTTGACTCTAATGATGGTAATACATTAGTTGCTTCTGGAGATAGTGATAGACACTCTTTCCAAGAATTTCATCCTACTCCTGAACAGCAAGTAAACTATTCTGTTTACGAACCAATCCTTTCTGTAGGAAATATGAAAATGACAGCTGGTGGAATTTTTGGTCAGTACGGCACAGGCGGTAGTGTTGTCACCGCCAACCTAACTGAAGCAAATGATACCAGTGCATTTTTCGCAAACACCAACGGTAATCTGGTCGGCTTTGGTGCTGCTGGTATTTTTGAAGCTGGAAATCCGGGTGGAGCAGATAAAAAGTTATCAGCATTTGCTATGCTAGGTAGAACATACGGATTAAAAATCTTTGGTCCATATAGACATAATAAATATAATTTCCTTGATGCAGTATCAATTCAAACTGATGATGATGGTTTCTATGCAGTCAATCCTACAAACTCAGTAGAACATTGGGTTGTGCCGATGAACCATACTCAAGCTGCACTGTTGTTGAAGAAATAGTAGTAGTAGTAAAGAGATGGGAATTCTTTTTGACTCAGATAACGTTCCATTTTCCATTCTCTATACTGAGAATGAAACTGCTGCACAGCAGAATGCTAGGTATCCACAAACAGAAACTGCTGCCTTATCTTCTACTACTCTCCTAGTAGCAAACTCAGGTGCAGGGGGTACTGCATCTGGAACTGCTGGTGTAGGTGGAACTGCTTCCTTTGATAATTCACTAGGAACAGGTGCTGCTTATTCGGGTGGTTCTGGTGGAGCAGGTGGATCATCTACTAATGGTGCTGGTGGCGGTGGCTCTGCTGGTTATGCTGGAACAGGTGGCGCTGGAGGAACAGGAACCACTAATGGCACCACTTCTAGTGGTGGTGGTGGAGGTGGATACTCTACTGGTAAAAAACTTATTGGAGGCGGGGGTGCTGGACTCTATGGTTCAGGTGTAGGATCATCTGGATCAGGTGGAGGTGCTGATACTGGTGGAGGCGGTGCCTTTGCCTTTGGTGATAGTGACTGGCAAGGTGGTGTAGACGGGTTTGCTGATAGTGATGGTGCTTTAATTGGTAGTAGTTTTACTGTTGATCCAGTTATTGTTTCTGCTTGGGGTGCTGGTGGTGCTGGAGGTAACGTAAACGGTTCTGGTGATGGTGAAGATGGTGGACCGGGTGGTAACGGTGGCTTTTTAGAATTCAAAATTGAAGGTCTTAAAGGAACAGAAACTATCTATGCCTATCCCGGTGGGGGAGGATCAGCATTTGCAGATCAAAACGATGGTGATGCTGGCGGTGGCGGAGCTGCAACCTTAGTTTACATTACTGATGGATCTAACACTGATTATCTCTGCGTTGTCGGTGCTGGTGGTGGAGGAGGTGGTGTTGGAGCCGACCCCGGTAACTTCGATGCTTCTGCTGGTGCTGCGGGTGGCGCTGCTGGAGGGAATGGTGCTGATGCTCAAGATACTGGTAACGGTGCTATTGGTGGCCACGGTGGCACTCAATCAACTGGTGGCGTTAATCCTTCCTATTCTGATGCCAATGCTCCAACAAAAGGCACTTATGCACAGGATGGTGGTGTTGGTCTTCAACAGGGGGCTGTTGTTTCGGGTGGTTCTGGTGCAGGTGGTGTTATTGCTCATTCCTTCGGCGGCGTCGGGGGTCAAGGTGGCTTAGAGCGGGGTAGTGAAGGTGGTGGCGGCGGCGGTGGCGGCGGTTGGTTTGGCGGTGCTGGTGGTTCTGGAGATACGGGTGGTAACGATGCTGGTGCTGGTGGTGGTGGCGGATCCACTAACTTAAACACTTCTCCTTCAGGATTCTCTTATCTTACTATTACACAAGTTTCTACTTCTTCTGGCACAGATTCTCCCACAGTGCAGCATAATGGTGCTGCCTCTACCCAATCAGCAGGATCTACAAATGAGTTTTCTGCATCTGTTGGTGGTCAGGCAGGAAGGGGTGGGCAAACTAATGGTGATCCGGGACTAAGCGGATCTAATGGTAGAGTTGTTGCAGGTCCGGAAAACGGCACTGCAACAATAAATACTACATCTACTTCTGGAGATTCTATAGATACATCAACATTATCTGGAGAAACAAGTGTTGGCACACAACTACCCGGTGCTGAAGGTAGATTTGGTGGTGGTGCTGGTTCAGCAAAATCTACTGAAATAAGCACTGGTGCAGATGGCGCAACAGGTGCAGTAAGAATTATATATAAGACACCAGCTGGGTCTGCTAGAACCAGAAAAGTAATTAGTTCTTCAGGAACTACGACCTATACTTTATCGTAATGAGGAAATATAATGTTTAATCTATTTAAGAAAAAAGAACCCTTGATTGAGTTTGTATCAACTGACCCTGCTTTTAGTTACATTCCAAGTCCAGATAACTCTCGTAAGTTTCTTCCTGATTGGATCAAGAAGATGAAAGAGCAGACAGACGAAGGTATGCATGTAGCAATGCCAGCTAGGAAGTTAGATACTGTCCGCAAGTGTGTTCCTTTTCTAGATGCTATGAGAATAGGATATACTATTCCTGCTCCTGCTGATATGTATATTAAGGTAGGTAATTCAGGTCATGCTTATATTAAAGAAACTAGATCACAGATTAACTTAGCAGGTAATACTGTTGACCTTCTTTCTGAACATGATTCTAAACAATTGGGGCAAGGTCCATTTCGGGGGTTGGCATTAAAGTTTAATAATCCTTGGAAGATTAATACCAGAGAAGGTTATTCGTGTTTGTTTATTAGTCCTATTAATTCTGGTAATAAATACTTCGAATGTTTTAGTGGCGTAGTTGATACTGATAATTATCAAAATGTTATTAACTTTCCGTTTAGGATTTTGAATCCTAATAATGAACAAGAGTATGAGTTTTATATTAAAAGAGGTGACCCTATTATTCAGGTTATTCCTTTTAAAAGAGAAGATGTATATAGTAAAGTAAATGTTAAGAATGCTAGTCCTTTGGAATGGAAAAAAGAAAATATTGACCATGACCTTGTAGCTGGTAATTTTTCTTGGTATCGTGACCATATTGTAGAGAAAAAGATCACTCTGGAGAAGTAAAGATAGATGGCCGTTTCGTTTCCATCAAATGCTGATTCTGCACAACTCGCAACCGATGGTTACAGCGAGGTAATTCTGCTTACTGATCATGCAGATTCTTCAGCGACTACTACTTTTACTATTCCTGCGGGTGTAGACTCAGTTAGTATTGTTGCTATTGGTCCGGGTGGTGGTTCAGGTGGTTCTAACGGCGCTAATGCTGGTGGCGGCGGAGGTGGTGGTGGTCTAGCTTGGATTAATGGTGTAGCAGTATCTGAAGGTTCTACTATTACTCTAACAGGTGGCACCCGTGGTATAGGTGCCGATTCTGGAGAAGGTGATGGAGATTCTGGAACAGCATCTACGGTCTCTTTGTCATATCTAGGACCAATTAGTTATTCAGCAGTTAATTTAAATCCATTTAATGACGTATTATTGACTGGAGATTCTGCTACTGGTATTCTGACTGCACGTTCTAATAGAGGAACAGATAGTGATGTAGTGTCTTCATTCGGTCAGTTAGATTCTTTATCACTAGGAAGTATTAATACACTATTTGATGTATATAATAATTCAGTAAACTTCTTTAACCTAGACTTTAATATCAATGGCACAACTAGTTTTGACTCTAGTGCTTTGCCGTTATCATATCCTTCTTGGAGTGGAGCTGGAACTAAGTCTGGTGGTATGGCAGATAGTGATGCATATCCCGGAACGTATTTGGGGTCTTCATATGATAACGAAGATGTGGTTCTTGGTACATTGGACAGTATCGCACTTGGTTCTGGTAGACTGACACTATTTGGAGTATTTACAAACTCTGTTGGAACCGCATTACAGTCCACTATTACTAATTCTCCATATATAGATTCAAATGGAAACTCTACAGTAGGACCAACTGATCCTAATGATGTAAGAGGGTATGGTCCGGGTGGTGATGAACTTAAGCAAGTTATCATCAGAAGTCGTGCTGGTGATACGATTACACCAGTATAATAGAGATATAGCATAGGAGTGTATTAAAATGTCTCTCACACTAACACAAGAATTAAAACAAATTGCACAAGGAAGCATGAATACTGCTACTCGAAAAGAGTATATGTATGCTATGCGAAGAAATAATAAATCTGCTAAAAAGCAAGCTATGACTTATGCTAGAAGCGGTTTTGATATTGGAAGATCATTTGTAGGTGATTCTGGAGAGGCATGGGTTTTCGTAAAGTGTTATGACAAACCAGTTTCGAATGAACTTCTTGACAGTTCACAAATCTTCTTGGTTAATACTAAAGGCAGTGGTGGAACTCCATCTCCATATAAAGTACCCGGTGCAGATGCTGCATGGCAAGCAATGATTGATTCTGACCTTGCTAATGCACCATTAGTTGATTCTAGTCTAGACTCTTCAGATTGATAAATATATAATAAATGTAGTTATCTAAGGAAAAGACATGGCTAAACCAAGTACAAGAGACCAACTCATAGATCATTGTCTAAGAAGACTTGGCGCACCTGTCATTGAAATCAACGTAGATATTGATCAACTTGAGGATAGAACTGATGACACACTCCAGTTGTATCAGGAGTATCATTCTGATGCAGTAGTCAGAACTTTCCTCAAACATCAAGTAACATCTACTGATATTACTAATGGTTATATTACTGTAGACGATAGTATCATCTATATTAAGAAACTGTTTATGGTAAAAGGTTCAGGTAACTCTGCTGGAATGTTTGATATTAAGTATCAAATGTCCTTGAATGATATCTATGATTTGAACACCTATATTGGTGATCTTGCCTACTATGAGCAGACCAAACAATATCTTGCCTTGTTAGATGCTCAGTTGACTGGTTATCCACATATTGACTTTAATAGGCACCAGAACAGAGTATACATTCACGGTAAGTTTGCAGAACAGGATATTATCGAAGGTGAGTATATTGTCTTTGAAACATTNAAGACTGTAGACCCTGAAACTCATACAGATGTATATAATGATTTGTTTGTAAAAGAATATCTTACACAGGCTATCAAACAGCAATGGGGAGCAAACCTAATTAAGTTTGAAGGTGTGCAACTTCCGGGTGGTGTTACCTTGAATGGTAGACAGTTGTATGATGACGCTACTCAGGAAATGTTGCGGTTAGAAGATAAACTGCGTAATACATATGAGTTGCCTGTTGACTTTTTTGTAGGATAAGGTATAATGGCAACTAATCTTTACTTTAGTCAATCAGTAAAATCAGAACAAGATTTATACGAAAATATTGTTATCGAATCTCTCAAGATGTATGGGCAAGATATATTCTATATGCCTAGAACACTTGTAGCAGAAGATAAAATCTTTGGTGAAGATGTTGCTTCTAAGTTTGAAGATGCTTACCAGATTGAAATGTATCTGGAAAACATTGATAACTTTGATGGAGACCAAGAACTCTTTAGTAAGTTTGGTGTAGAAATTAGAGACAGAGCTACACTTCATGTTTCTAGACGTAGATGGCAAGAAGTTACTTTTGACCATTCATCTTCACAGAGTAGACCAAATGAAGGTGACTTGATCTTCCTTCCATTATCAAATCAAATCTTTGAAATCATGAGAGTGATTGATGATCAACCATTCTATCAGTTATCTAATCTTCCAACATTCCGTATGGAGATTGAACTCTTTGAATACAATGATGAAGACTTTGATACTGACATTGCACAGATTGATCAGATTGAACAGGACTATGCTTACCAGTATATTCTGACTCTATTTGATAGTGCCTATGATAGTGATGCATTACAAGTAGGAACAACTATCCAGCAAAGTCTTGCTAACAACGTTACACTCTCAGCTGAGATTGCTAAGTGGAATGATAGTTCTAATGAAATATCACTTGTCCATCTTGGAGCAGATGATGGTGAATATCATGTCTTTACAACGGGCAGTGTTTCGAACATCTTCCCAACTGGTCTTGGAACTGACAGTGCATCCTACACTGTAATTTCTACCAGAGAAAATAATCAAATTCAAGTAACACAACAAAATGATATCTTTGAAACTGAAGGTGATAATATTATTGACTTTAGTGAAGGTAATCCGTTTGGAGAGGTGACATAAAATGCTAAATCAGCACTTCTACCATGAAAAGATTCGTAAATGCGTAGCTGTATTTGGAACACTATTCAATAATATTTACTTGGTTCGTAAAGACTCTAGTGGTAGTGCTATCAGTCAAATCAAAGTTCCACTAAGTTACTCTCCAAAACAAAAGTATTTGGATCGTATTCGTGAAACAGAAGACATGTCAGATGCTAAATTAGCAATCAAACTCCCTAGAATGGGATTTGAAATGTCGTCTCTTTACTTTGATCCTACTAGACAATTACCTAAAACAAATAACTTTACAGAAACTGTTGTTTCAGATAATAATAAAAAGACTAAGTTCTTTACTGCTGTTCCCTATATTCTAAACTTTCAATTGAATATTCTGGCAAAGACAAATGAAGATGCTGTTCAAATACTTGAGCAGATTATTCCTTTCTTTAATCCTACCTTTACTATTACTATGAAACAGTTTAGTGATTATCCTAATATCAAAGAAGATATTCCTATTTCTTTGATTGGTATTTCTTTTAGTGATGATTATGAAGGTTCTTTAGAGAACAGAAGAACTATCATATATACATTAGACTTTGAAATCAAAACTAACTTCTATGGTCCGATTGCAGATAGTTCTATCATCCGTAAGGCTATTGTTGACTTCCGTGATCCAGATATTCCAACTGTAGGTTCTTACAGTCTTACAGATTCAGACAATTTGTTTGAACGTATTATTATTGAACCAAACCCGTTGAATGTAAGTCCTGATAGTGACTATGGATTTACTGAAACATTTATCATTCCGGGTGAAGGGGATAGTGCATAATGACTAGTAATATTGTGCCAAAGAGAGATATTCCTGAGAGTGTTCATTCTAGTTATGATGAAGACCTAGACCTTATTCGTTCTACTCTTAGGTCTCTTCTACACTCAGGTGAAGAAGGTCTGAGAATGGCACAAGACTTGGCAGAAGAGTCTGAACATCCCCGTGCTATTGAAGTCTTGACAGGGATGATTAAACAGCAAGCTGATAATGCACATGCACTATTAGCAATGCATAAAAAACACCAAGAGATTAATGTTACTCAAACTAAAGGTAATATCGGTGATGATACCAAATCTCTTACACAAAATGTATTTGTAGGTTCCACAGCAGAGTTACAAAAAATGCTGCGGGGCGATGATAATGAAAAGGTAATTGATAATGTATATGACAGAACTGACCAAAGGAATATTTAAACTCCTTAAAAGACTCATTGGCGAGTCTAGTGTCCTACTAGCAATAATTTATACTATTGGGCATATTATTATTGCTACAATCTGCAACTGGTTAATTACAGGTGCAGCTATGGAGTTAGCAGCATTAGATGCTATTATTGAACCAATCATTAATGGTTTCTGGTTCTATGCACTCCATAAATTAGCAAAGAGATATTTTAAGAGTGAATGAAACTTACCTCGGTAATGCACAGGTCAAGAAAGATGGTGTGCAACAGGGATGGTCTAAAGAAGATATCCTAGAATATCAGAAATGTATGACTGACCCGGTATACTTTGCTGAGACTTATGGTAAGGTAATTAACCTTGATGAAGGTCTAACACCTTTCAAGATGTATCCTTACCAGAAAGAAATGTTTAAGCATTTTGAAGATAATAGATTTTCTATTGTTCTTGCCTGTAGACAGTCTGGTAAGTCTATCAGTTCATGTATGTATATTCTTTGGTATGCATTATTCCATCCTGACCAGACTATTGCTGTGTTGGCAAACAAAGGTGCAACTGCTAGAGAGATGCTTTCTCGTATTACTCTTGCACTAGAGAATGTTCCATTCTTTTTACAACCCGGCACTAAAGCACTCAACAAAGGTTCGTTAGAGTTTTCAAATAACTCTCGTATTATTGCAGCTGCTACTTCTGGTTCTTCTATTCGTGG